ACACCAAAGACATTATTCCAAAGACAGTAAAAATAGATCCCCCTAAAGCCCCCAAGGGGCAAACCGGGAAGGAATTTACAGAACAAGTTTTGGCAGAAGCAAAACAGGCTCTGGAGTATTACAACGAGCTCACCGATGGCAGATGTCGTTCTGCAGAACCTTTCGCCGTGCTGCTGACAGAAACCAAGTCCCGCAGCGCCTACACCCTGCAAGACCTGCAGTTGGTAGTTCGTTGGGTTGTGCAGACGTGGAAGATCCGAAGCGGCAGCGCGCCCAAACCGACCAACATCTGCCGCGTTAACCGGTTTGATGGCTATCTGTCCGACGCGGAAGTCTGGCAGAAAACCTGCGTAGATATCGACTGTCAGGCTGTGGTTGACGCATACAACGACGTGACCGCCGGGCGCATGGCGCCAGCAGATTTGTATCGTGACCGTTCCATCGCTATCCGTGAGCTTGCAAGCCATCTCGCCAAACAGACACCAGAAGGTTTTCGTGCGTACTTCAGGGCGTTCCTTGCTGATGCCCGTGAATATTATTTTGGTGGCGCTGATGGCCTTGGCTGGCGCGCAGATTTCGATTACCTGATGCAGCCTAAGACGCTGCGCAAAGTGCGAGAGGGGACGCTTTAAATGATCAATACGGATATCGAAGCCAGCGTGATCGGCGGTCTGCTGCTGAGCGGCTACACACCAGATGCAAGCGATGTGCTGGCCACCCTGGGCCCGGAAGCTTTTTCCGTGCCGTTCTACCGCGAAACGTTCAAAGAGATTAAGCGCCAGGCGAACAATCGTGGGCTGATCGACAGCCTGATGGTTGCCGAGGCGATGGGGAATGAACACTTCGCCAACGTCATGGAAACCATGCGGCAGTGTCCGTCGGCGGCGAACCTGAAGGGCTATGCGCAAATCGTGGGCGAATTTTCAATGATCCGCGGCGTATCGCACCTGATGGAAAATTATTATGACCGGATCACGGGAGCGAATAACCACGAACGGGCAATCGAAACCATTCAGGAATTCGTCAATCAGGTGATGAATATCAGCCGTCCGTCAGACGAAGTCCAACCGGTTCACATCGATGAGCTGATGGGTTCCTATGCCGACCTGCTCGAGCATCGTCTTAAAAACGGCGAGGAGTCGGACACGCTTAAAACCGGCATTCCTGAACTGGACGAAATCACCGGTGGCCTGAACAACGAAGACCTGATCATCGTGGCGGCGCGTCCTGGTATGGGTAAAACCGAGTTTGCTCTGACCGTGGCCGAAGGCGTAGCGGAAAGCACCATCCGGATCGGTGAGGAGATCATGCCCCGCGGCGTGCTGATTTTCAGCATGGAAATGAGCGCGCAACAGGTCATAGAACGCCAGCTGGCTGGCGCTGCAAACATGCCGGTTTCAGCCCTGCGCAAACCATCTCGCATGGACGATGAGGACTGGGCCCGCATTTCGATGGGCATCAAGCGTCTGTCCGGTCTACAGGTCTGGGTTGTCGATTCTTCAAAACTGACCATCGAGCAGATCCGGGCGATTGCTGAGCGCCACAAGCGCAAGCACCCGAACCTTTCTCTGATCCTGTGCGATTACCTCGGCCTGATCGAGAAGCCGCGCGCAGAACGAAATGACCTGGCGATTGCCCATATCTCTGGCGGCATGAAGCGCATGGCGAAAGACCTGAAAACGCCGGTGATGTCGCTCAGCCAGCTATCCCGCGACGTTGAGAAGCGCCCCAAAGGCCAGAAGCGCCCGGTTAACTCAGATCTGCGCGACGGCGGGAGCATAGAGCAGGACGCAGACGGAATTTACATGCTATACCGCGAAGCCGTTTATGACCCTGAGAGCCCGGCGGCGCCATTCGCCGAAATCATCGTGACCAAAAACCGATTTGGTGAGTTGGGTACCGTTTACCAGCACTTCAAAAACGGGCACTTCACGCCAACCGATCAGGTACACGCCGCCGAGATGTGCAAACAGCGCCAGCATGTACCAACTGGGTCACCGCGTCGTTATGGGAAGGATGAATTCTGATGGATGACTTCTGTCTGCACGAAACCACAAAAGCGCAACTCTGGCCTGTGCTTAAAGAGCTGGTTGCTTCTGGCAAGCGCTATCGCGTCAGCATCAAAGAGTGGCATGACAAGCGTTCAGTAAGCCAGAACGCGCTACTTTGGAAATGGAACGGCGAAATTGCCGGGCAGCTCGTAAAAGCCGGAAAGGGTACTTTTACCGGCGAGCAGCTGCATGAATATCTCAAAGAGATTTATTGTCCGGCGAAAGCGATCACCGTCATGGGTGAAACGCGCTACGTGAAATCGACCAAGTTACTCGAGACCGGGGAAATGACGCTTTACCTCGACCAGCTTAATGCCTGGGCGCGTCAGCGCGGTATCCGCCTGACCATTCCGGCGCGCTGCGAATACCAGCAACTAAGAACACAACAGGGAGCCTAATGAAAACCTACGCGATAACGCCCATTCCAAAGCCACGAATGACGCAGAGAGACCGCTGGAAACAGCGCCCGCCTGTACTGCGTTATCGCGCCTTCTGCGACGAGGTGCGGCTTAACCGCATTTCTCTGCCTGATTGCGGCTGGCACGTCACGTTTATATTGCCCATGCCCGCCAGCTGGAGCAAAAAGAAAAAGACAGAAATGGCTGGCAAACCTCACCAGCAGAAACCAGACAAAGACAATCTGGAAAAGGCATTGCTCGATGCGATTTTCGAAGATGACTGCCGGATCTGGGACGGTCGCGTCTCAAAGGTCTGGGGTGAAACCGGTCAGATAATTATTGGAGAAACAGCATGAATCTCGAAGCAGCTATTAAGCATTTTTCACCGAAAAGTCTGATGATCAGCGACTCATCGCGCGCGACAGCATCTGCTGCCCTGACCGGTACCGATGTGATGGCTGCTCTGGGCATGGCTCAATCACGCGCTGAATTGGGATTCGCTCTTTTCTTCGCGAAGCATATGAAAGACAGGCAGAGCAGGGATAAGGCAGTGAAGCTGCTGGCGCAGATCGCTATGACAATTGCGCCCGTTAAAGTCGGGAAAGTTGCTGGCCGCCGGATGGCCCATGCCATGCTGATACTCTGTGGGCAAGCCGTTGAAGTTTATTGCCGTACAGCTGATAACCCTCATGCTCGCTGCCCTCAGTGCAAGGGTCGCCGGAAAGTTGCCGCAATTGCGCTGGCGAATGGCGGTGGTGTAATTTGCGACTATGCCCTGATGGGACTGGCTGATGGGCAGTTCAGTGAGCCTGAAGAACGGGAATGCCCGCGCTGTCATGGTACTGGTCTGAAAGCTTCGCCGTCATCACGCGCCTACCGTGCGGTAAAGGCGTTGCTGCCTGAGTTGCCTCAGCGCACCTGGTCCCTTAACTGGAAACCTTTATACGATAAGCTTATCAGCCGCTGTGAGGCCGAGGAGTCACAAGCTGATGCACAGTTCATGAAAATCACACGTGGCGACGCGATGGCCGCATAATATTAATTTATCGCCAATTTTAGCGACGTGTTAGTTGCATTCTTGCCAAAAGTGTAATAGATTTTCACCAATGATGGGATTTCAATAACCCAACGATTTTAAGCCTCGGCATCCGCCGGGGCTTTTTGCTTTCATATCCTTTATTGCTCTGGCTCTCTTGAAATTGCAGCTGCAATGTTTATCGCGAGTAGGTACGCGTTATTTTTGACTCCGTATGTTTCTCGTAAAACAACATTTGCATGCCTAGAAAATGCATTTTCCATGTAAGCCAACACTTCTTTGTCACAATGCTGATAGTTTTCATCAAGCATCTGCAGTCCTAAAATAATATCTCTGTTTTTTTCGAATAATGTTTTGATGAAAATTTCGTTTTCTGCCAATCGATAGAACTCATCAATTGTGAGCGGTCTCTGGAGTTCAGACATTCTTGTCATTTCTCGTATCAGCCATTGGCAGCCGTTTCTTAATCTTTCATCTTTCATAGAGTAAAATCCTGTAAGAGTTGGGTATTAATTTGTCCTACATGCAGATTTTATCGTCAATATTTTACTGTAAATACCCAGAAGTAAATCAAATAAATTCCTTTAAGGCTGCCAATTCGGCGGCCTTTTCTCGTTTTGGCGGCCAGTCAATCAGCTAACCATTCATCCTTTCGCAAACGGACTGAGCCGCTAAATTCCTCACGACTACGCACCCAACCGGCTGACCGGAGGGGGAGACTATGAAAATGGACCAAAGCTCAGGAAACATCGTCACGCAGTTTTTTGCGTGGTTCGCTGCGATAGCGGCCGCCTGCGGTTTCACCACTCAAGACATGGTTTACATGCTGTTTGGCCTCATAGGCGTTCTCATTTCCTTTGCGTCATATGTCAGCGGTCGCCTGGACGCCCGCAAGGCGCGAAAGGAAGATGAGAAACGTACCAAAATTGTCAGTGACTATCTTGACGACGCGCGAGCTAAACCAGCGCACGAAAAGCCAGCAGCTGCGAAGGTGATCAGCGAAGCTCTTTCAAAAGCGGAAGGCTGATATGGCTAATTATAAAACGAAGCTTAGTGCCGCTGTGCTGGCGCTGGTATTGGGTGGTGCATCTGCCCCGGCTATTCTCGATCAACTGCTGGATGAGAAAGAAGGTAACAGCCTGACTTCCTATCAAGATGGTACCGGCCTTTGGACAATATGCCGTGGCGCAACCCGTGTCGACGGTAAGCCGGTCTATAAAGGTATGAGGCTGACCGCAGCAAAGTGCGCGCAGGTGAATCGGCTGGAGTCAGACAAGGCTATTGCCTGGGTGAAGAAAAACGTCAGCGTTCCACTTACTCAGCCTCAGATTGCTGGCATCGCCTCGTTCTGCCCCTACAACATCGGCCCCGCTAAATGTTTCTCATCCACTTTCTACCGCAAGCTCAACGCTGGCGATAAGCGCGGCGCATGCAGCGAGATAAAGCGCTGGGTGCGTGACGGTGGCAAAGACTGCAACGTGCGAGCAAATAATTGCTTCGGGCAAGTTCAACGCCGGGATCAGGAAAGCGAACTGACGTGCTGGGGGATGGAGAAATGACAATAAAAGCATGGATTATTGTCGGCGTGGAACTTTTGCTCTCGGCGACGCTGGTTTACATCCTACTCGGTGAAGTGAGTAAGGAAAGCGCTCGTGCTGATGAAGCCTTGTCTCTCGCGCAACAGCGGCAAGATACAATTAATGACATGCAAGTGCGCCAGCGCGATGTCGCAGCCCTTGATGCGAAATACACAGGAGAACTTGCCGATGCTAAAGCTACTATTGAAAAGTTGCGGGATGATGTTATTGCTGGCCGTAAGCGGCTGCAACTCAATGCAAGATGCCCCTCAACGGACAAAACCACCGGTGCCACCAGCGTGGATGATGGCACAAGCGCCCGACTTACTGACGCCGCTCAACGGGATTATTTTACCCTTAGAGATCGGATCGACATCAGCGGTAAGCAAATAACTGGCTTGCAGGAATTTATTGAAACTCAATGCTTAAGGTGATGTAAACTGAAGCTTGGAAAATCATTGAAATCCAATAGGACTCTATGAACAACAGCGGAAGCCCAAATAGCCAGGTAAAAACCTTTTTTAAAGATTCAGTTTCCTTTCTTTCCGCCACACTTGTTTTAGTGGCAGGGTCATACTATCTAGCTACAATTTATTTTACTGAGGAAATAAATCCTTTAGCATCATTAATATATCTTTTTTCTGCAATTTCATTTACCGTTTTAACAATTGCTTCTCTTTTCTATGTTAGTCATGATGCGTACAAGTTGTGCAGAAGACTTAGGTCACTTTTTTTAAAAGTGTTTGTCTGTTTTATCATTCTTTTTAATGTAATAGGGTATGTTGGAACAATAGCCATATCTGGTGCGAATATAAACCAAGCAGCAAAGTTAGTTTCAATTCCAAATGAATATCGCATGCCTAATTTACCGCCTGAAGTTCCCACTAATATGACATGGGGGCAATTGGCGGAATTTAACATTCAAACACTTGATGCATTAAGGCAATGTAATATAGATAAGAGAGAAATTCTTAAACGAATTGAAAAAAAATAACCGCCTCCGGGCGGTTTTTTTATGGAGCAAACATGGCAAAACCGGATTGGGGGGCCATTCAGAAACAGTTCCTCGCCGACCATGCCATAACGAACATATCCCCCAAAGACTGGTGTGAGGCGCAGGGCATCAACTACGTCACGGCGCGCCGTTATATCAAAAATCCATCATACTCGAGTGCGCAAAAAACTGCGCAACCTGCGCAGAGGAAAGTGCGCAATGTGCGCAGCGAAGCCGTTGTATCGAGCATAGACGAACTTATTGACGACGACGGTTTCACACCGATGCAAGCCGCCTTTGTCATTGAATACCTTAAAGATAAAAACGCGTCTCAGGCTGCTTTACGCGCTGGTTATTCTGACTCGTCGACCGGCCCGCAGCTGATCAGGAAAGATCATATTGCGCAGGCCATCAATCGCCAACTGCGCGCAATCGCTGAGCGCCAGCTGATAACCGCCGACCAAATCGTTGCCCGGATGTGGAACATGGCGACGGTCGACGTAAACGAGCTGGTCGAGTATCGCCGGTATTGCTGCCGTTACTGCTGGGGAAAGATTCATGGTTACCAGTGGACGGAAGAGGAATATGGACGAGCTCGCGATCAGGCTCTCATCGATAAAAAGCCGGAGCCGGATGTTGCCGGTGGCTTTGGGTTTCGTGAGAAGCGTCCGCCACATCCCGAATGCCCTCAATGTAACGGCGACGGGACTGGCGCTGTACACATCCATGATTCACGGCGGCTTTCACCGGCTGCGCGCATGGCTTATGACGGCGTGAAGGTAACGAAAGACGGCGTTCAGGTGCTAATTGCCGATCGTGGCCGCATGCTGGAGAACGTCGCGAAACATCTCGGCCTGTTTGACAGCCCCGCGGCGAAGCAGCTGCAGGAGCAGGACATTGAAGCGAAGCGGATTGCGAACCAGCGATCGCGTCAGGATGGGGAGAACGAAGGAGCTGAACCTACACCGATTCAAATCATTATCAATGCCGTAGACGCGAGGAAACCAGATGGCGATCAGTCCGACGCTTAATATTCCTCAGGCGAAGTTTCTCGCGATGCCGCATAAGTTCAAGGCTTACGTTGCCGGGTTCGGTAGCGGTAAGACATGGGTCGGTTGCGGCGGTATCTGTAAAAACTTCTGGGAGTTCCCGAAAGTTAACCAGGGTTATTTTGCGCCAACGTACCCGCAGATCCGCGACATCTTTTATCCGACCGTCGAAGAGGTTGCTTTCGATTGGGGCCTGAAGGTCAAAATTAACGAGAGCAACAAAGAGGTGCATTTCTATGAGGGCCGGATCTTTCGCGGCACGACGATTTGCCGGTCGATGGAAAAGCCCGAGACGATAGTCGGCTTTAAAATCGGTAACGCGCTGGTCGATGAGCTGGACGTCATGAAAGCGGCCAAGGCGCAGCAGGCATGGCGAAAAATCATCGCCCGTATGCGTTACAAGCGCGATGGACTGCGCAACGGCATCGATGTGACCACGACGCCGGAAGGCTTCAAATTCGTCTATCAGCAGTTCGTGAAGGCGGTGCGCGATAAGCCTGAGCTGGCTACGCTGTACGGTCTGGTGCAGGCCAGCACGTTCGATAACGAGCTCAACCTCCCGGATGATTACATTCCTTCGCTGATGCAGTCCTATCCGGCAGAGCTGATCAAAGCCTACCTGCGCGGCCAGTTCATCAACCTGAACAGCGGCACCGTTTATCACCAGTTCGACCGCAAAAAGAATAACTGCACGGACGAGGAGCAGCCGGGCGAGGCGCTGTTTATCGGGATGGACTTCAACGTCGGCAAGATGGCGGGGATCGTCCATGTGAAGCGCAACAGCCTCCCGCGCGCCGTGGCCGAAATCGTTAAAGCCTACGATACGCCGGACATGATCCGCCGCATCAAAGAAACGTACTGGAAATATGAGCGTGGCCAGTACATCAAAAACCGCGAAATCTACGTATATCCCGATGCCTCCGGTGATTCGAGAAAGTCCAATAACGCCAGCAAAACCGATATCGCTCAGCTGAAGGAGGCTGGCTTTAGCGTGCTGGTGAACGCGGCAAACCCGCCGGTGAAAGACCGCATCAACGCGATGAACGCCATGTTCTGTAACGCTAACGATGAGCGCCGATATCTGGTCAACGTGCAGCGATGCCCTACTTATACCGAAAGCCTCGAGCAGCAGGTATGGGCAGCAAACGGCGAGCCGGACAAAACCGCAGACGTCGACCACCCGAACGATGCAGGCGGCTATTTCATCGTGAAGGACTATCCGATCATCAAACCGGCAACGAACATCAAAATAGGGTTTAACTACTGATGAGCGACACCAATATTGATTATCGCCATCCGGCTTATGACGAGTTCAAAGAGGAATGGCAGCTCGTTGGCGATTGCGTCGATGGGCAGCGACGGATCAAACGGAACGGTACGAAATACCTCCCGCATCCGAGCACAGACTTCCAAAACGATGACCCGCTGAATGTGCGCTACAACGCCTATAAAGCGCGTGCGCCATTCATCAACGCCACCGGGCGCACGCTCATGGGGCTGCTGGGGATCGCGTTCAGTAAGCCGGTGAAGATTGAGCTTACCGGGCGCGTCGCTGAGCTGGAGACTGACGCAGACGGCGAAGGCCAGCCGCTGACGCAGATGATCCGGGATGCGCTGAGCCAGAACCTGCAGCGCGGTCGCGCCGGTATCCTGACCGACTACAGCGGCACTGGCGAGCAGACCGTTGCAACCGCTGGCCGTCCGCTGCTACGCCTGTTCACGGCAAAGCAGATCATCAACTGGCGCGTGACTGCCGGTAAAACGTCGCTGGTGGTCATTCACTATGAGGAGCCGATCGACAGCCCCGACTCTTTCGAGCTGATCATGGGTAAGCACTGGGTAGAGCTGCGCTTAATTGATGGTCTGGCTTACTCCCGCCATTGGGTACAGGGTACTGACGAGATCACTGCTCCTGGATATGTGGCACTGACTGATTCTGCTGGTACCCAGCTTGACGAGCTACCATGGGCATGGATTGGGGCCAGCAACAACGACCACACGCCGGATTCCCCGCCGCTGGCGGATATCGCATACGTGAATATCGCCCATTACAACGCTGAGGCAGATATTGCAGAGGCTTCGCACACTGTCGGGCAGCCAATGGTTGCGCTGACGGGCCTCGATGAGCAGTGGGCAGATAGATATCTCGAAGATGGTCTTAAGGTTGGCTCGCAGAAAGGCGTATTACTGCCTATTGGCGGTGATATCAAATATGTTCAGCCGGAAGAGCGGAACATCATGATTCAACTGGCAGAACGCCGTGAGAATCAGATGGCGATGCTTGGCGCGAAGTTGGTAGAGCGTAACACCTCGGCCAGAACGGCGACGCAGGCAGGCGACGAGGCGCAGACGGATAACTCCATTCTTTCCCTGTGCGCCGGTAACGTTGAGCAGGCCGTCAACCGGGCGCTGACCTTCGCGATCCGCTTTGCTGGCGCTGGCGAGGCCAATATCGAGCTCAATAAACGCTATGAGCTGGCGAATCTGGATTCTCAGGCAATCACCGCGCTGGTTGCTGCGGTTCAGTCCGGCAAAATGCGCCTGGCTGATTTCATTCGCTATCAGCAGCGTGTGGGCCTGGTCGATGAGAAAGAGAAACCGGACGAGATTGAAGACGAGCTGAGGAATCAGCAGCCGGAATTAATCACCGGGGGCGGCGATGACAATAAACAACCACCTGCGTGACGAGGCGATTTCTCATTCGCTGTTCGTGAGCCGGTACTCGACCGGTGTTGCGAAGCGAATGGTTAAAATCCTCAATCAGAGCGACGCTGAGCTATCGATTCGTTTGATGGTGGCGCTGGATGACCTCTCACCTAATAGCTTCACGGTCAGGCGGTTGGAGGGATTGCTGGACAGCGTTCGCCAGATAAACCAGACAGCCATTCAGGCCACCTTCACCAGCTTGGGCGAGGAGTTGCAGAGCTTTGCTGACCATGAGGCGGGTTATCACCTCAGTCTGTTTGATACCATTCTGCCAGCACCCGTTAAGCACCGATTCCCGCTGGCGGCCATTACGGCAGATCAGGTATACGCCGCCGCGATGGCCCAGCCATTTCAGGGGCGCTTGCTGAGTGAGTGGGCGAGCAATCTTGAAAGCGATCGGATGACGCGGATCATCAACACTGTCAGAACCGGTTATCTCACCGGACAGTCAACCGAGAAAATCGCCAAAGATGTGCGCGGTACCGCGACGAACAACTTTCAGGACGGCGCAATTCAGGTTAGCCGCGCCAACGCCACCAGCATCACGAAGACGGCGATCAACCATCTCGCTGCAACGGCGCGTACCCAGTTCGCTGAGCACAACAGTGATATCGTGGACTGTAAGCAGTGGCTTTCGACGCTGGACAACAAAACCACGCCAACATGCATCATTCGGGACCGGCTGAAGTACTCGCTGGAGAATAAGCCCATCGGTCACAAAGTCCCTTATCTGCAGGGACCAGGTCGGATCCATTTCTGCTGTCGCTCGACAGAAACCTTGGTAACGAAATCATGGCGCGAACTCGGCATCGATGCAGACGAAATGGATGCCGGAACGCGCGCCAGCATGGATGGGCAGGTTCCGGCGAACACGACTTACAGCGATTGGCTCAGTCAGCAATCTCTATACCGGCAGGTGCAGGTGTTGGGTGATACGCGCGCCAGACTGCTTCAGAACGGTGGTATGAAGGTGCCGGATTTCTTCACTGACAAAGGCGAATGGATCACGCTGGATAAGCTGAAAGAAATTGATGCGGTCGCTTTTGAGAAAGCCGGTTTTTAGTATCGAGAAATAATCACACAAGGCTGCCTTCGGGTGGCCTTTTTTATTGTCCGCGGCCAGAGGTCGCTCCATCACAACGGGGTTGATGATGCTTAAGTTCCAATTAACGAAAGACGAGTTTGCAGCGCTGACCGACGAGCAGAAAGCCATGTATGGCGAGGCTGGCGACGGTTACCAGATGAAAATCGAAGGTCTGCCAGATGTTACCGGCCTGAAAACCAAGGTCGAAGAGCTGCTTAACGAAAAGAAAACCGAAAAGGAAAAGCGCGAATTGGCTGAGGCCGAAGCGCAGCGCCTGGCACTCGAGCAAGCTCGCAAGAAGGGGGACGTTGAAACGCTGGAAAACAGCTGGAAACAGAAGCTGGCTGATAACGAATCCCAGTTCAATGGGAAGATCGAAACGCTTCAGAAGTCCCTGCATAACCTGCTGGTCGAAAACGTCGCGCAGAAGCTGGCGACCGAACTGGCCGGTGACGCCGCGCCGGTGATGCTCCCGCACATCAAATCCCGCCTGTTGGTTGAAGAGCAGGACGGCAAGCACATTACCCGAATTGTTGACGGTGAAGGCAAACCGAGCGCTGCCTCAATCGACGATTTGAAGAAAGAATTTACCAATAACAAAGCGTTCGCAACGGTTGTTATTGGTAGTAGAGCCAACGGTACCGGGGGTAACGGTGGCAAGCAGCCTGTCGGGGACGGGGGCAAAAAGTGGAGTGATTACTCCGAAGCCGAGCGCATCAGATTGCTCGATGAAAATCCGGAAGAGTTTAAACGACTCGCCGCCACCCAATAGTAAAAAGGAATCGCCACATGGCAACTACTGCTGTTCGTTTATCGAATATTTTCCGCGCTGATTATTACCAGACCATCGCAGCGGTTAACTCCCCGGAGAAAACTGCGTTCTATGAGTCTGGCATCATCACCCGCGCAGCGAACCTCGACCAGATTGCAAAAAATGGGCAAGGTACGGCAACCGTCAGCTACTGGCAGGATCTGGACGCTGATGAAGAACCAAACATCACGACCGATGACCCTGATCAGATTGGTAAAGTAGGCAACGCAAACCAGACAAGCATGAAAGCACGTACGCTTTATCTTAACAAAGGGTACGGCGTGAGTGATCTGGCAGCTGAGCTGGCAAACAGCGACCCTATGACCCACATCCGCAACCGCTTCGGCACCTATTGGACGCGCCGCTGGCAGCGCTACCTGATTGGCGCATCGCGCGGCATTATCGCCAGCAACATCGCGAATAATGACGGCGATATGGTCATTCAGGGTGGCGGCATCATCTCTGCAGAGAACCTGATCGACGCGGCATTTACTGCCGGTGATGCTGCAGACGCATTCTCAGCGATTGGCGTTCACTCAGTCGTCATGAAACAGATGGCGAAGCAGGATCTGATTGAGACCATCAAGGACTCAGCCGGGCGCATCATCCTGCAGACTTATCTCGGCAAGCCGCTATTCATGGATGACAGCCTGAAGATGGCAGATGGGGAATACCTTACCGTGTTCTACGGCGCTGGTGCATTCGGTTACGGCGTCGGCTCACCTGAAACGCCGGTTGAAATCGAACGCAAGCCAAGCGGCGGCAACGGTGGTGGTGCTGAAATCCTGTGGGAACGTCAGACCTACATTCTGCAGCCTGCAGGTTTCTCATGGCAGGGTGAAGAGGATCCGAACAAGTCGCCGACAGCGACCGAGTATGCTGCAGCGGGTAACTGGACACGTAAATTCGACCGGAAACAGGTTCCGTTCGCAGCCGTTCTGACGGGCGGTGCTGGGTCGTAACAGTAATAAAGGTGATGTAATTTGGAATGGTATAGACAGGCACTCGAAGAGTGCCTGAAGTCAGAGTCTGCGGTAAAATTCCTTCTTTGAATTTTGAGAGGCAAGAATGGACGCTGATTTGATTTCTTTTGAGTCGCTGATAGCTGCGAAAGCTTCGGCAGAATGGGCTTTTTACAGTCTTTTGGTTTCCGCAGGCTCAATCGTAATTTCTATTATTACCCTCGTTATTGCCAAAAAGGCCCTTAATACATGGAAGGATCAGTATCGAGAAGATAAGAAAATCAAACTTATTGACACACTGGTTTCATTTAACAATCTCCTGATATCCATGCCAAAAAATCTTGAGAATGATGTCGGTAACGTTAATAGAAAGCTCATCACGGCAGCCATAAGTGAGATACAAGTTAGGTGTCTTGTTTATCTCAATGATTCCCCAAATGAAAAATTAGCGGAAAATTTCAGTGCCCTTCGTGAAAAGTTCGCGGATTTCATCGCTGGTAACGCATACAAGTCTGAACTCGGGCTCATATCTGGCAAAATGTTATTTACGGATCTCGCAACGCCTGCGAAATAAACCCCTCCTATTAATTTTTAAAAAGCCACCTGAAATTAGGGTGGCTTTTTTTGTTTGGAGTAAAAATGGACGTTTTTATTGATGGTGTTCACTACTCTCCCGCCGGTGATCATGCTCCAAACATTGGTATCGCCATCACCACCCACAATCGGCCGGAAGTTCTCGCAAAATCCATAGCTCAGCACATCAAGCACTTACCGGCTGGCGCAAAGTTAGTCGTAATTGATGATGGTTCAGCGCCAGCAGCTGCCGCGCCAGAAGGTATCGAAATTATCCGTCAGGAGATATCGCTCGGAATTGTTGCATCAAAAAATCGCAGTCTCGAGGCTCTGATCGATGCTGGTTGTGAGCAGCTGTTTCTGTGGGACGATGATGCTTATCCGATATGTGACGACTGGCACGTTCCTTACATCGAATCCCCCGAACCTCACCTGGCTTATCAGTTTCTCGACGTAGCAGGGCCGCGCAAAATTAACGACATGACGGTGCTTTATAGTGATGACCGTCATATTGCTTACACCGGCCAGCGCGGCGTGATGCTGTATTACCACCGCAGCGCGATTGAGAAGGTCGGCGGCTTTGACCCGGTTTATGGTCGTGGCATGTACGAGCATCCTGATCTGGCGCTGCGCATCCATAACGCTGGCTTATCAGCGTGGGCATTTGCTGACGTGACGGGTTCCGAAAAGCTGATTTATTCGCTGGACGAACATGAAGAGGTGGAACGTTCGGTTCCAAGAACGGACCGTGAAGCACAGGTTCGTAATAACGTCACAGTTTTCAATGCCCGTCGTGATTCTGGTTATGCAGGGTATGCAGAGTACCGCCGCCAACGGGATGTGGTGATTACCTCTCTGCTAACCAGCCAGCCAGACCCACAGCGCAGTGCGGCAATGAAGCCTGATGCAGCAATGCTTTCGGACTGGGCTTCCTCTATACGTGGCGCTGATGCCGTAGTGCTGGCTGATGAGCTCATTGATGCGCCCCCTGGCGCTGAGCTTGTAACCATTCCTCCAGTTCAGATGAGCCCCTATTTTGCGCGCTGGCTTCACATCTACCAATACCTGAGGGCGCACCCTGAATACCACTTCGTATGGTGTACGGACGGTACCGATGTTCAGATGCTTCAGGAACCCTGGAGCTGCATGGAGTCGGGAAAAGTTTACGTCGGTTCAGAACCCAAAACCTATGCAGACCCGTGGATGGAGCAAAACCATTACGGTCAGGTATACGCACAGTTTTTTGAGCTGCATCGTAACAGCCTGTTGTTGAATGCTGGCCTGCTCGGCGGGCTGCGCGAAGACGTGATGGATTTTGCCCATCGCATGATCCGCCTGCATTACCGGAGTGAAAGCCAGCGTTTCTGGGATAAGGGTAAGACGCCGCCAACACAGGTCGATATGGGCGCTTTCGGTATCGTCGCGAAGTCATTCGGTGACCGTATCGTTACCGGCCCTATGGTGCATACAGTGTTTAAGACTGGCGGGATCGGAAAGGAGTTTGCATGGTTTCAGCACAAATAAATTTTGTTGTCGTCGGTCATCACTCGCGGCGTGAAAAGGCGGAGTTGCTCGCTGATTTGCTGAATGCTCACCTGCTGATTGATGACCAAGACCGCGGCGCTAACTGGAATCACCGGCGCGCCATGGAGTGGGCAGTTGATCAGGATCAGCGCGTTGTTGTCATTGAGGATGATGCGATCCCTGTTTCTGGCTTCACTGACTCTGTTGCCGGCTGGCTTGAACGCTTTCCAGATGACCTCATTAGCTTCTATCTGGGTACCGGGCGACCTCCCCAGTACCAAATGGCAATCGCAGGCAAACTGATTAACGCCGACAAAAATCGGTCAGACTTTGTCACGTTGCCGCGACTGCTTCACGGGGTTTGTTACAGCCCACCGAAACAGGTCATCGATAAGATACTGAGCCGTTGGAACTATGCGAAGGCTGCAGATTACGCTGTCGGAGACGCCTACGGCGGGGCGGTGATTTATCCATGCTATTCGCTGGTAGACCATCTGGATGAGAGCAGCGTCGAGAGGCATCCTGACAACGCTCCCCGCATTGAACGCCGAAAAGCGTGGAGGCTTCACCAATGATTATCAACGACCCGACGTCGCCGGAGTTTAACAGCTATGCGAGCGTCATAGAGTTAAAGAGCTTTGCCTCATCTCGCGGTTATTCATTGCCGGTAACCGATGAAGAAATCGAGACGTTGCTTATTCAGGCGATGGATTACCTCGAGGGGCTTGTCTGGCGTGGAAAGCCTGCTGAACCAAATCAGCCATTGGCATGGCCGCGCACCGGCATAAACCTAAACGGTGAACCAGTTACAGGCGTTCCGGTAAAGCTTAATCAGGCTCAATGTCGGCTGGCAATCGAGGCACAGACCGTCGATCTCTCCCCCTCGTTCTCCGGCGGCGGTGAGGTAACTCAGGAAACCGTTGTCGGGGCGATCAGCGTGTCATATGCAGAAGGCAGCAGCACATCAGCGCCTTACTTCAGCTGGCTCTCTGGCTTGTTGCGCGGGCTGACTGGCGCGTCATCATCCGTCAACTTTAACGTAATGCGGGGATGACATGGCAATCAATTATCTGCGTATGCGCGCAACCGCAACGCGTCTGCTGACTGAGAACGGCCAGGAATATCTGCTTACGCGTGGCGGCTCCGTGAAAATGGTGGCAGGCAAAGAAGTCACCACGCCTGTTGAAACGGCGAAGCCGGTCGGGGTCATTACTGCTTATGCGCCGGGAGAAATCGACGGGACGCGGATCCAGAATGGTGACGTCAAACTGACAGCGACGTATGCCGTCGAAATCAGGACTGATGACCGGATCGAGGTGGACGGCAAAAAGTTCCGTGTAGTTTTGCCGGGGCCTGTAAAACCTGCGGCGACGCTGATTTGTTATAAAGCCCAGTTGAGGGCGTAACCATGGCTGATAACGATTCGTTCATGGCCTCGATCAACGCCTTCGTCGCGACGGCCAAAGCCAACCAGGAAGAAGTGATCCGCGCTACCGGTATCAAAATCCTCGCCCGTCTCGTCGACATGTCTCCGGTGGGAAATCCCGAAGTGTGGGCAGTGAACCAGACTGCGGTGGCCTACAACAAAGAGGTGTTCGACTATAACGAAGCCCTGAAGTCCGACTCTGCCAACCTGACTAAAACCGGCCGCCTGAAGCGCAAGGCGCGAATCAGTGACGGCATGGATGTGAAAGCCCCGCCTGGTTATACCGGCGGCCGTTTTCGCGGGAACTGGCAGGTATCACTGGATGCGCCAGCAACTGGAGAAACGGGCGTCATCGATAAAAGTGGTGGGGCGACTAAAGCGGCCGGTGGTCTGGTCATGGCATCGTTTAAGGTCGGTACCAAATCCATCTACTTCTGCAACAACGTGCCTTATGCGTATCTGCTGGAGTTCGGCCATTCGAAACAGGCACCCGGTGGCATGGTGCGGATCACTGCTGAAGAGTTTCAGCGTTTCTTTACTGAATCAGTGCAGGAGGTGGGGCCGTGAGCCAACAGGCCATAACGCAGCTACTTGAGGCGCGACTGAGCGAGTGGGCTGAAGCGCAGGGGCTGCAGGTCGCTTTTGACAATATCGGGTTCAGTCCTCCCGATGGTATCTATCTTGAATCCCATGTCATGCCTGCGACGACGACTGCGATTGACCTCAGCCGACAGGCCAAAGTGTTTCGCGGCGTCTACCAGATTAACGTTATCGCGCCCGCCGGAACCGGAAAATCTGCCGGTGGTTCCATTGCTGAAGAGCTGATCGACTTGTTCCCTGAAAATCAGGAAATGAGTGACGGCAAACTGACTTGTTTCATCAACAGCGTGCCCAGCGCTTTTGCAGGCATTTCTTCCGACACCTCTTACACCATCCCCGTCAGCATGTCTTATCGCGCTGACATATCGTAAGCGCCGCCTGCTGGCGGTTTAAAATCCCTCTTAATGGAGAATTCCCATGGGCTTTGCATTGCCTAACGGCGCGACTGTATTCGTCGGGTCAAAACTCGCTGCAGCAGTGTCAGCAACTGCAGTAACAAACGCAGACGGAGCGGTATTCACCGTTGCCACTGGTCACGGTCTCGCGGTCGATGATGTTGTGCTTATCTCATCCGGCTGGGGGCTTATTGATAATCTGGTCGCCCGCGTCTCAAGCCAGACAGCAACGTCGATCACCATCGACGTGCTCAACACCTCTGACACCAATTTCTTTGCCGCTGGAGCTGGCGTGGGCTCATTGCGCAAAGTGACTGAGTGGACGGAGATCCCCCAAATCACAGAGGTTGCCTCCAGCGGTGGCGATCAGCAGTACGTGCAGATTCAGTTCCTTTCCGATGATCGCCAGCGCAACCTGGCTACCTACAAAGCTGCGAAAACGCAGACCTTCACGCTGGCGCATGATTCTACCCTGCCAATTTACGGCGTGCTGACGGCCGGTGACCGCAGTGGGGATACGCTGCCGCTTCGCATGTACGTGCCGAAGGCCAAAGAAATGCGCTACTGGTCAGGCATCCCATCCTTCGACCCGCAGCCAACTACAGCTGTGAACGCCGTCGAAACCGTTCAGGCAGCCTTTGCAGTGCAGTCTCGCGACATGACGTTCTACAAAGACACCGCGTCGGAGCCTTCCAGCTGATAGACCTTCTAATTTGAGCCCGGCAACGGGCTTTTTTTTCACTCATTTACCGAGGCCACCATGGCAGCCAAATTCAAATTAAAACCAAACCCAACGTTTAAAGCCGATGTGACTATTCCCGTGCCAGGCGACGAGCCAGGGATTGTGACCTTTACGTTTAAGCATCGTCCGATCAAAGAGCTGGCGGATCTGGAAAAGGTCGAGGGTAAGCACATCTCTCAGTTCCTGCTTGATATCACTGAAGGCTGGGCGCTCCCTGACGAGTTCAATCAGGAAAACGTCGAAATCCTGCTGGATAACTATCCGCGCGCCGGTGAGGCGATCATGAAAGCGTATTACGCCGAACTGCTGGGTAATCGCGAAAAAAACTAATAGCGGTTGCCTCGGCGTTCTATACGCCTGATCCCACTGCTGAAGACCTGGCCGGTATGGGGCTGACAGCCGATGACTTCGAACAGGTCATTATCGATGTCTGGCCTGACGTTTGGCCTGCCTTCGACGTCTTTCAGGCGGCCAGCACACAGTGGCGAGTGGGTATGAGTGGGGCGACAGGTTTGGATTACAACTGTCTGCCCTGGCTGATGCGTACTCACGGAATAGACGACGAAGCAACCGCGCTGCATGACATCCGCATAATGGAAAGAACGGCGCTGACACTCATGCATAAGGGGGCGTAATGGCCGGTGATATTGCAACGATTTCGCTCCGGGTCAATACGTCCGACGTTGAGCGCGGCAGTAACGAGCTGGATAAATTTGCTGAGGCAGCGGCGGTCGCAGCAAAGGGAGCCGATAATTTCGGCGCCAGCGGTAAAGGGGCTGCAAAAGTTTCTGCTGAAGTTGCACGCGAAGTGGAGGACACGCACCAGCGTGTGAGGCGATTTAGCGAAGCGCTGAAGCAAAACGAAACCAGTATAAAGGGCGCGGCACAGGCGACATCTCAGCAGCAGCAGGAGCTGCGCACGCTGCTTACCCAGATCAATCCGGTAACTGCAGCATTCGAAAAGCTCGACAACATGGAACAGCAGCTGTCGCGCTTCAATGCTAAAGGGTTGATCGACAGTGACACATTCCGGGACGCTTCGCGCACCATTCAGCAGACACGCGAAGAACTTAGCCGAGCTGCGGAAGCCAGAACTGCCGAAGGACGAGCTGCAGCTGCAGCAGCCCAGCAGGACAAAGCAGCGGCAGCTGCTAAAGAAACTTATCTTCAACGCCTGCGTGAACAAGTGGAGCTACAGGGTAAAACCTCCTCTGAGATTCAGGAGTATCGAGCTGCGCAGATGGGGCTTTCACAACAGGCTGCGCCGCTGATCGCTAAATTGCGCGATCAGGAAAATGCGTGGAAAAGTGGGGCAATTTCTGCGGGGCAATACCGACAGGCCATGCGGCAGCTCCCTGCTCAGATAACCGATGTAGTGACTTCTTTGGCGTCTGGTATGCCGGTCTATATGGTAGCAATTCAGCAAGGCGGCCAAATTAAGGATTCCTTTGGTGGAATGGGTAATGCCGCTAAGGCGCTGCTCGGTTTGCTTAATCCTGTAACAGTTGGGATTGCGGCGGCTGCGGTCGTTCTGGGGACGCTGGCTATTTCTGCTTACAAAGGCAGTGATGAGCTGGAACAATTTAATAAATCACTGGCGCTAACCGGAAATTACGCCGGTACCAGTGCGGGTAATTTGGTAGCACTATCCAAGCAGCTTGCAACTGGTACCACTACAATCGCAGGTGCTGCTGCATCAATCAACGCAGTGGTTTCTTCAGGGAAATTCGGTAGTGACCAACTTGTAGCTGCCTCACAAGCTGTTATCGATTACCAGAAAGCTACCGGGCTGGCTGCTGACCAGGCTGTTTCCGATCTGGAAAAATTGACAACTGTACCGGCTCAGGGTTTGCTCGACCTTAACGATAAATATCACTTCGTGACAGCCAGTGTTTACCAGCAAGTCGCTGCTTTAGAGAAGCAGGGCGATACACAGGCCGCCGCAACGCTCGCGATTTCCACTTACGCAGATATGATGAAGCAGCGGGCGGCGGATGTTCAGGATAGCCTGGGCGATATTCAACGAGGCTGGAACTCCCTGAAAAATATAGCGTCTCAGGCGTGGGATGCGATGCTCGGCATTGGGCGAGAAAAAACGCTTGATGAAAAACTTGCTCAAGCGACAGAAAACCTCAGGAATGCTTCAAACCCAAAATTTTGGGGGCTAGGAGGTGTGTTCGTCGATAATGGCGAAACTGTTGGTGAAGATAATGGCTTAAAAGAAGTGTTAAGCCTTAAAGCCCAAATTACGCAACAGGATCTCCTGAATGCTTCTAAAGCAGCAGAAACAGAAACGCGAGAAAAGAATCTTCAGCTTAGTCAAAAAGTAAACTCCCTCGATTCATCCGTTGCGTCAAATGCGCAAAAACGCCTTGAGAATATCAAAGTCGTCAATGAGGCACTGAAGGCGGGTTTGATAACTCAGGAAAAAGCCAGTCAACTGACAATAGGTATTAACGACCGATACAAAGATCCGAAAACACCGAAAGGAGTTACCAAAGCTTATCAGGATGATGCGGGTACTCGCGAGCTGTTGGCAAGCCAGCAGCGACTTGCCGCGCTGAAGGAACAGGTTTCGGCCAGCACCACGCTGACCAGTCAGGAGCAACAACTCTCGAAGTTCACTCAGCAAATCGCTGACCTGAAAAGTAAAACCATCCTCACCGCCGATCAGAAGTCTCTACTGGCGCGCGCAGGGGAAATAACGGCCAGCCTGCAGCTTGAGGCGCAGCTTTCACGCGAGAACGTACAGCGCGAGAAGGCGGTGAAGGCTCTCAAGCAGATGCAGGACTACACCACGTCTATCGTCAGCAAGAACGCTCAGACTCAGGAAAAATTCGGACTCACTACGAAGCAGGCTGTGCGAGTCGATCAGGAAACGCAGCTCAACAACACGTTCCGTAAGCAGACTGACGGCATCACTGATCCGGCGGCACTTTCAAAAGTTACGGAAGAATACAACCGGGCTAAAGAGGCTTTGCGTTCAGGATGGGAACAGGAAGATGCCAATCAGGGGGACTGGCTGGCAGGCATGAATCAGGGAATTGCCCAGTTTGGTGAAAACGCCAGTGACGTGTTCACTGCGACCGGACAGTTGGCGCAAACCACGCTCAGCGATATGTCCTCAATGATGAGTACGCTGGCAACAACCGGCAAAGCTAATGTGAAGGATTTTGCGAAGTCATTCCTTACCAGCATTGTTGAGATCATCAATAAACTGCTCATTGCTCAAGCTGTACAGGCGGCCATGGGCTGGATCAGTAGTTCGTTCTCGGCTGGTTCAGGTACCGCCACGGCAGCCTCTAACAGTTCGTTTTCATCGGGTGCTTACAGCGGGCTATCGTTTGATTCTGGTGGCTATACCGGCGAAGGCGATAAGTTCGCGCCAGCCGGTATCGTTCATCGCGGCGAATTCGTCATGACCAAGGAGGCGACCAGCCGGATCGGCGTCGATAACCTGTATTCCATGATGAGGGGTTATGCAGACGGCGGTCTGGTTGGCGGAAATGCCGGTATGTTTGGCCTGTCCGGTGGTCAATCCAACTCTACGGTTGTGCAGACGTCCGTTGTGGTTCAGACCGGCAACAATCAGCAGCAGACGTCGGGCAACAGCGACGCCATTGGTAAAGCTTACCAGCAGGTGATCGACCAGTCTGTTCGCGATGGGATTGCGAAGGCTTTGCGTCCCGGTGGTCTCATCTACAACGCAAACAACTCACGTTAACCGCCTACGGGCGGTTTTTTATTGAGGAAATTATGGCACTCGAAACGTTCAGCTGGCGCGTGCAGGGAACGCCTGAGGGGGCTTATGACTGGCGCGTGCGCAGCGCTCAGTTTGGCGACGGGTATAAACAGGTTGCCGGAGATGGCATTAACCCCGAAACCCAGACGTGGCCGCTCACTTTTCAGGGGCGAGAAAAGGACATGAAACCTATCCTCGCCTTCGTTCGTGCGCATGTCATTAAGGCATGTGTCTGGACCCCTCCCTATGGCGTGTCCGGTCTATATCGTGTAACGAAAGACTCGATTAAGGCGATGCCGACGGGCGGTGCAACGATGAGCGTATCTTTCACATTTGAGCAGGCTTATTCGGTCTGAAAGCAGGCAATCACATGGTCATGAATTCTGATGTCCAGAAGCTGGAGCCGGGCGATAAGTTACGCCTGTTCGAAGTGGATGGATCTGCATTTGGCGCAGATATTCTGCGCTTTCACAATGAAACGCTGCCCCACACGCCGGAAGAAATTGCGGCATCAGGCGGTGATGAGTCGAAGCTATTGCCGAAATCAGTCTGGTGGCAGGGACTTGAGTATTCGGCGTGGCCGACACAGATTGAAGGCCTCGAAGACTCAACGGACGGTTCAACGGCCCAGCCTAAACTCACCGTCGCTAATTTGAATAGCAGCATCACGGCGCTCTGTCTGGCGTATGACGATATGCTGCAGGCGAAAGTCATCGTGCATGACACGCTGAAACATTATCTCGATGCGAGAAATTTCACGGGCGGCAATCCTTCAGCAGACCCGACACAGGAAAAGCTCAGCGTTTTCTATATCGACAGCAAGAGCCAGGAAGACAATCAGCTTGTCGAATTCACCCTTAGCAGTCCGATGGACCTGCAAGGCGAGATGCTTCCTAAGCGCCAGATCCACGCCATCTGTACGTGGGCGATAAATGGCTGGTACCGGACGGGTAACGGCTGTTCATATTCTGGTACCGCCTATTTCGACAAATTTAACAACCCGGTTGATGACCCTTCAAAAGATGTTTGTCCGGGCTCATTGTCTGGCTGTAAGTGCCGGTTTGGCGCAGACAACGAGCTCGATTTTGGCGGCTTCCCCGGCACCAGCTTACTGAAGAGTTAACGAGATGGATGATAAAATGATTCAGGTCATCATGGCTCACGCTGAGGCAGAGTATCCACGGGAATGCTGCGGCGTAGTAGCACAAAAATCGCGGGTCATAAAATACTTCCCATGCCGTAATCTGGCCTCTGAGCCTACCGAGCATTTCCATCTCGATCCGGAGGGCTATGCCGACGCAGAGGACTGGGGAGCGGTGATAGCCATAGTCCACAGCCACCCAGACGCAACGACGCAGCCGAGCGAGCTGGATAAGGCCCAATGTGACGCCACTGAATTACCCTGGCACATCGTAAGCTGGCCGGAGGGGGATTTGCGCACCATTCATCCACGTGGCGAACTGCCGTTACTCGAACGCCCGTTTGTACTGGGACATACGGACTGCTGGGGGTTGGTGATGAGCTACTTCCTGCAGACGCACGGCATTGAGTTGAAGGACTACCGAGTCGATTACCCGTGGTGGGAAAAACAGTATCCGGATAATTTCTATCAGGATTGTTGGTACGAATGCGGCTTTCGCGAATTATCTGGTGCACCAGCAGAGGGGGATTTGGTGATCATGCAGGTTCAATCAGATAAATGGAATCACGCGGGGATCCTGCTGGAAGGCAATATGCTGCTACATCACATGTTCGGGCGGTTGAGTCAACGCGTGCCGTATGGTGGGTATTGGCAGGAAAGGACGATGAAGATAGTGAGATTCGTGGGCGACAGACAATAAAAAGCCCGGCAATAGCCGGGCCTGCTAACTAGATGTAGCGGCTTATGCAGCCTTCTTTGCTACTTTCCGTTTGCCATGACACTCTTTAGAGCCGTCAATGTCTGATTCGCCCAAAAACGCAGGGGCTGCAGCTAGCAGGTTTTCCATTGCAACCCCCATACGAGCGAATGCCTCAGATGTACGAATCTGAACCTTAGAGGTTTGGCTATCACGTGGGTGTTTCATTGTTACTCTCCATGCCTTTTAGGGGCTCTTGTTACGACGCCGTATCTCAGAGTAAACCGAGAGAGGACAAATCATGGCCTTAATGGGCCGAAGATTATAGATACTATATTGGTATTGTCTAGCAATTAATCAAGTATAGCTCTTGATGATGGCATCTATCGTTTCAATTGATGCTGCCATTAGGACCGAATCGCCTTCAAATCCGAAGGTTCGATACATATCCATTAAATCTTGAGTATCAGGTTCTATCACATGGATGGTAGGACAATCAACCATCGAGCAGAACAAATATGCAGCCAACACTGTAATTTTCATCATTTTGCCGTGTAGAGGGTGGTCGGGCACATTTCGAACAAAACTCTCCACGAACTGTATGTCAAAACTGTTACTCCCTACATTGTAGACGCACATTGCAGCGCCTGCAGGCAGACCACCGTTATGAGGAAGAAGTTTTACTGTGAACTCAAATTTCTCATCTCGATTACCGAATGTGTCGAAAGCATAATCCCAATTTAATTCAGCAAACATTGTTGAAAGAGCTTGATAATCTTCGTCTGTTAAAGGGCCTACGGCTAACGGCCAGCTCTGACTATCAAGAATCAGTTGTAAGTTAGAAATTACCGTATTGGCAACCTGATCTAAGTTCACTTAGCATCCTTGGAATGAATGATTTTGAAACATTCTATCACGGCGTTTTCAAGGTCATCAGTTTCTTTATCGACAGAAGCAAACGTATCTTTAGTACGCAAAAAGAAATCATTGTGTTAGAAATATTTGATTATTTTTAGTGCCACTAAAATGTGTAAGGATATGCAAATGAACTTAAACGATTACAAAAAGGCAATTCTGGCTTCAAGCATCGGAGATTGGACTTCTATCGGATGTTGGGGAGCGGGGGCAGGTCCATCATTCAGAGATGCGATTCATGAATCATCAATTGCAAATGTAAGCAGTGTTCACGTCGAATCACACAGCAACATTCTTTCCCTCAAGGCCGATCTTAACATCCAGATAGCTCACGGTTTGACGTGCCAGGAAAATTACGTCGCTTCTTGGACACAAAATTTTACAGACCAAAATGCATCAAGTTATTTTGTCGATTTTTTCTATGCAAATCAGCTGATATACAGGGACAAATACATCTCAGTAGATGGGGGGCGATGTTTATTACCTAGCCCAAGTGGCGCTGCTGTAAAAGGCTCACTGGAAGTGGCTAAAGATAAATATGAATTTTATCAGATATTCAATGATTTTCATGATTATGACGATTACATGCGCGAGGCTGGTTTCATTATCACTGACCGGGCGTGGATGGAGTAAATGTTGATTTTAAATATGAAAAAACTATTCATAGCAGTGCTGGCGCTTGGACTGGCGGGGTGCTCTTCGACATACGTATCGAAAATGAATGATCCTAGCCGTAAGGATGTAAAAATCGATGGATACGAAATCCATGTAGTTCATCCTGGTGGGAATCAATATGAAGCCTTTGGTGGGGAAACATTTGATGCTGACGCAGTGAAATTGAAAAAAGCGCAGATAACGGCTATTGAACAAGTCTCAGGTTGCAAAGTAACGGAGGCGGAATATTCGAATGCTATGTTCAGGAAATTGAGCGCTGAAGTAAGCTGCAAATAAATTATTTGTAAAATCCAAGGCCACCTTCGGGTGGCTTTTTTTTATGGGATAAATTCATGAAACAGATTAACCAGTTAGAAAATCAGCAAATGCGAAATGTCATACTCGGCGGTAAATTGGGGAAAATGTTCGGGAAAAATCATCGTTTCGCTGTTAAAGAACCCCTTGAGGCTATACGTGCTCTATCGGTGAACTTTGCTGGATTCGAGCAATTCCTAAATACAAGTAAACGCAGAGGTTTGGTATACGCAGTATTTAGCGGTAAGAAAAATTTAAGTTTGGAGCAGCTGTCATTGGATGGTAGCACAGAGGATATTCGCATAATGCCTGTAGTGGTAGGTAGCAAACAGGCGGGTGTATTCCAAGTCATTTTAGGAGCCGCAATGATAGCTGCAGCGTTCTTCACTGGCGGCACCTCCATTGCTGCATGGGGTGCCGTCTCCACGGGGTTAGCAATTAGCGGGGCATCGATGGCACTCGGCGGCGTCATCCAAATGCTTTCCCCGCAGGCTGGCGGCCTAGCGAGTAAACAGGATGCTGATAACAAAGCCTCCTACGCGTTCGGCGGCGTTACCAATACCACCGCTCAAGGTAATCCGGTCCCGCTGCTTTACGGCAGGCGGCGCATCGGCGGCGCGATTATCTCAGCTGGCATCTACGCTGAAGATCAGCAGTAAGCTTTCTTTCTCAATCAGGCACCCGTCAAGGTGCCTTTTTTTATGGGCGCAATATGGCAACAGCTACCGCAATCAAAGGCCGCAAAGGCGGCAGCTCTTCCCCAAGAACACCCACTGAAGCACCAGATGATCTGCAGTCAGTTGCTAAAGCAAAGGTTCTGCTGGCGCTGGCCGAGGGAGAACTCGGTGGCGAGCTGGATGGTACCAGCATTTTTCTCGACGGTACGGCGATCACCAACACCGACGGCAGCAGCAACTTCAGCGGCGTGGCATGGGAATTTCGCCCGGGCACGCAGGATCAGACTTACATTCAGGGCGTGCCCGGTACTGAAAACGAAATCAGTGTCAGCACTGAGATAACGACAGTTAAACCGTGGACTCACACGTTTAACAACTCACAGCTTTCGGCCGCGCGCGTCCGTTTGAAATGGCCGTCTTTGTACCAACAATCAAACTCAGGGGACATCAACGGTTTTACGGTTCAGTACGCGATCGACCTGCAGACAGATGGCGGTACCTGGCAGAATATTTTGACCGAGTCCGTCAGTGGTAAAACCACTACCGGATACGAGCGCAGCCGCCGTATTGATCTGCCACAGTCAGCATCAACGTGGACGTTGCGCGTGCGACGCCTGACTGCGGATTCTACCAGCTCACTGATCGGCGATAAGATGACTATCGAGAGCTATACCGAAGTCATCGACGCAAAACTCCGGTACCCGAATACCGCACTGCTCTACATCGAATTCGACTCCAGCCAGTTCAACGGCTCTATCCCTCAGATTTCATGCGAGCCAAAAGGGCGCGTGGTTCGAGTTCCGACAACTTACGACCCTGTCACCCGGTCTTATTCCGGCACCTGGGATGGAACGTTTAAATGGGCGTGGACCGATAACCCGACGTGGATTTTCTACGACATCGTCGTGAATAACCGCTTTGGACTCGGCCAGCGGCTCACTGCAGACAATATCGATAAGTGGGAGCTTTACCGCGTCTCGCAATATTGCGATCAGATGGTGCCGGACGGTCGCGGGGGAAGTGGAACCGAGCCGCGTTATATCTGCAATGTTTATGTGCAGGACAGGAACAGCGCGTTCAATGTGCTACGTGACTTTGCCGCCATTTTCCGTGGAATGACTTACTGGGGTAATAATCAGCTGATCGCTCTGGCGGATATGCCTCGGGATATCGATTATAACTACACGCGCGCGAATGTAATTGACGGGCGTTTTACGTACTCAAGCAGCACGACCAAAGCGCGTTATACGACAGCACTGGTTTCATGGTCCGATCCAGACAACGCTTACAGTGACGCAATGGAGCCTGTGTTCGAGCAGGATTTGGTAACGCGTTACGGCTTCAATCAGCTCGAGCTGACAGCCATTGGCTGCACGCGCCAGTCGGAGGCAAACCGGAAAGGCCGCTGGGGAATACTGACCAATAACAAAGACCGGATGGTTTCGTTCAGCGTGGGTCTCGATGGAATGATCCCGCTACCTGGCTACATTATAGGTGTCGCGGACGAACTGCTGTCTGGGAAAGTGACCGGCGGCAGAATTACGGCGGCGAATGGGCGCGTGATAACTCTCGACCGTGTGCCTGATGCTGTTGCCGGTGACCGCCTCTTGGTAAATCTGCCATCTGGTGCCTCGCAGAGCCGGACAATCCAGTCAGTCAGTGGAAAAATCGTCACGGTAACAACGGCATTCGGGGAAACGCCGCAGGCAGAATCAGTCTGGGTTGTTGAGTCCGATACGCTTTACGTGCAGCAATATCGCGTTGTAGGGCGTAAAGACAATAACGACAACACTTTCACCATCACCGCCACGTATCACGACCCTGATAAATACGATCGTATCGATACGGGTGCTGTGATTGACGACCGCCCGATCAGTGTTGTCCCTGCCGGAACTCAGGCCGTGCCAGCAAATATCATCGTCAGCAATACTTCGACTGTAATACAGGGCCTTTCCGTGGCCACTTTGCACGCCACATGGGAAAATGCTACTGGTGCCATTGCCTATGAGGCTCAGTGGCGTAAAGACGACGGTAACTGGATCTCTGTTGCCCGTTCTTCTACTAACTCATTCGACGTATCTGGGATTTATGCCGGTAACTATCTTGTTCGAGTGCGTGCGATCAACGCTGCTGAAATCTCATCTGCGTGGGGCTACTCAGTACTTACAACGTTGACTGGAAAGGTGGGAATGCCAGGCAAACCAGTTGGCTTTTCGGCCACAGGTATCAACTGGGGAATTGAGCTGAAATGGGGATTTCCAGAAAACTCTGCCGATACTATGAAAACGGAAATTCAATACACGGCAAATTCAGACCAATCAAACCCTTTGCTCCTTACCGATGTTCCCTACCCACAGTCTACCTACACGCAGCTAGGTCTTAAGGCTGGCCAGGTGTTTTGGTATCGTGCGCAGCTTGTAGACAGAATCGGCAATGAATCGGGTTATACCGACTGGCTAAGGGGCATGGCAAACGATAATGCCGATGATTATCTCGGCGATATCGCTGATGACTTCCTGAAGTCTGCCGACGGTGACCGACTGACGAGTGACATTGAAACTAACATAGATGCCATTCTGCAAAATGCTCTGAACCTCAACTCAACCGTTGATCACCAGTTCGCCCAGAACGGTGAGGTGCGCGCAGATATTTTAACGGTGAAAACGACTATCGCTGATGTTGATCAGGCGATGGCGGATCTGACGACTCAGGTGCAGGCGCAGATTGGTGACGTGACTGCGGCGCTCGAGGACAAACTAACGGCCGTGGTTGATGCCAGTGGTGCTTCAGCTATTTACACCCTG